GCGCGCATTGAAACAAAACTTGATTTTTTTACAAAAAAATAAAAAAATATGTTTAAGAACTGGAAAACATCATTATTTGGCCTAGGTGCCGTAATTACTGGGGTTGCAACTGTATTAAAAGGTGATTTGCCTAGCGGTATTACAGCCATTTTAAGCGGTTTAGGTTTATTTGCAGCAAAGGACGCAGATATTAATTTAAATAACCGTCCATAATGACTAGCCAAACCAAAAAAATATTGGTGGTTACAGTTGTGGCGTTAATCTTATTAAGTAGCACAATGGCAATAGGAGCAAAGGCCGAGGAATTGATAAAAAAATTTGAGGCCGACGATATAAATAAGTATTTAAGGGCTTACCTAGATCCAGTTGGAATACCAACACTGGGCTATGGAAGCACCTATAATTACGACGCAAAGCGTAAAGTACAACTAGGTGATAGTATAACCCAGGAAAAGGCTATTGAGTGGTTAAGAAAGGAAACAAAGGCAATAGTGCCAAAGATCAAAGCACTGGTTAAGGTACCTATAAACCAAAACCAGTTAGATAGTTTAACTAGCTTTGTTTACAACGTCGGGATCGGCGCTTTTCAATCTAGCACACTTTTAAGATTACTTAATAGTGGCGCACCTAAAAGTGAGGTAGCGGCGCAATTTGATCGCTGGAACAAAGGAACGGTAAACGGCCAAAAATTAGTTTTACCAGGCCTAGTAAGGCGCAGAAGTGAAGAAAAAGCACTATTTTTAGCATAAGCAAGCAAGTTGGTTAGATAAATTTCAATGGTCTAGTACAAAAAAGGAAGCCTGGTGTGTCTACACTGGGCTTTTTTAAAATTATTTGTCGGTTCCTTTAATACCTACTAAGCCTAACATTTTATAAATGTTGGGCTTTTTTATGCCCCTATAAAAATAAATTTGGTGGTTTAAACGTTTTTACTATAATTTTACCAACGACAAACAAAAACCCTATTTTATGCAATTAAAAACAGACAGTAAGATCCTGGGCGAAATAGCCAGCTTACAACAAAAAATTTCACGCCTGGAAGCATTACGGGCCTTATCACCTTACGAACAATGCACATTTTTTTTCTATTCTAGTTCTGGTAAGTTTTTATCATTAAACGAAAATGATTTGCCGTTTGATCTTTCTTTTGAAGTAAGGATCCTAATAGATGCGGCCCTAGAACATTACCAGCACGAAATTAAAAGATTAGAAAATAGTTTCCAATGCGAAGAAAATTAATAAGATTTATTGCAGTAATTTTTTTTATTGTAATATCTATACCAGTTTGCATTTTAACTTATGCAGCTTCACATATTTTTTATTACACATACAGATTATTAAATTTATTAAAACTAAACAAATGAAAAATGAGTATTTAAAAGATCTAGCCGACGGCTTCGGATCAATGAACAAAGTTGAAAACAAAAAAAACGACAAGCAACCCGATTACCAGGGCTACTTTAAAGCAGACGGAAAATTGTTTGAAATTGCTGGCTGGGTAAAGATTAGCAAAGCTAGCAATAAGTATTTATCTATTGCAGTTAAGGAATTTACTGAAAAGCTATCTAATAACGAATTATGATAAACGCTATAAATACATTAGAAAATTATATCAAAAAACTTGATCTAATTATAGAAGAAAACAATGAAACAATCTATAATAACAATGTTATTATAGAAGAATTAGAAAGAGAAAATGTAACATATATAGAAAAAAAAGAAGAAATTTTAAACGCCATTGAAAAACTAAAAAAATGAAAATAGACAAAAACGCACCAGCTTTTCCAGTTATGCCAGTTCAAGACCAATTCGGGCGCCTAGTGGCACCGATACCGGGCCTAACAAAATACGAACACGTTTTATTGCAGATCCTTTGCGCAAAAGAAATGCAAAATAATCACAGTAAAATAGGACTATCAACACTTTTAAGAGAATGTGAAACACTTGCAAACGAATATTTTTTAACCTTAGAAAAATTACAAAATGAAAACGAAAATAATGTTAAGGTTATTGAGATGTAGCCCCAACGTACAAGCTGTAATAGCCCTAATTATTGCAGGAATTTTAATCGGCCTTTTACAAAGGATCTAATGATAAACGGACAAGACAACAAATTAACTTTACCAGAAAAATTAGCACAGAGAAAATACAAGCCCGATTTTATACCCCCCCCAAGCCAGGTAATATTCACTATTGACGATAAACCAATTGGAACGATCCAAAATTTTATCGTTTTTAGTGGATTGCCTAAGGCGGGCAAAAGTACTTTTCTAGCCGCTGCAATAGCTTCTGCATTTCAACCTGGTGATGTGTTTGGAATGAAAGTGCATTTCCCAGAAGGAAGGCGCAGAATAGCCTATTTTGACACTGAAAGCAGCGATTTTGATTTTTACAGACAAGTTAATAAAATAAAGCATTTTAGCAATTTAAACAGCTTACCTACCTGGGCTGACTGTTTTACAGTGCGCGAGGACGGCCCAGGCGAAATAAGGGCCTTAATCGTTAATTATTTAGAAAATAACCCTGACTGCCCGATCGTAATAATTGACGGCCTTTTGGATCTTATTTTTGACTACAATAGTGAAATAGAGAGCCGCAAGCTGGTGAACTGGTTTAAAAAACTCACAAAAATATACAACTGTTTATTTGTTGGCGTACTTCACCAGGGCAAAGGACTAGGCGCACAGACACTAGGACACTTAGGCTCAAATTGTGACCGCTGGGCTTCTAGCACCTTAGAAATAATAAAAGACAAAGACAAAAAGACGTTCACATTACAGCCTAGGTTTTTAAGAAGTTCGGAAGATTTTGATCCAGTCGTACTTATGAACATTGGCGGCAACTGGCAGCAAATATCTATTGAAGGTGAAAGCAAAAAAATTGAAATAAAGCACCCAAAACAATTTACTGAACTAGATCATAAAAACATAATAAACCAGCTTATTTACGGCCCTACTAGCTACAAAGATTTAATTGCAGACATACAGGAGCAGCACGCAAAAGGTATAAACTGGGCCAAGCAATTATGTAAGATCTGGATTGATAAAAAATACATCTATAAAAACGAAAATAATTTATATGAAAAAAGGTATTAAAACAGAATATCATTTTACTGATAATTTTTGGCACGAATATTTTAATATAAAAATTGTAACAAGAAGAAAAAAAGCTATTTGTAAATATTGCAATAAAGAAATAGAAGTAAATAATGAAGCTGGTATAGTAAATTACAAATTTGGACATGATTTACCAGATAATTTTTTTGACATACATTTTGATGGCTGTATTGGTATAGTACATATTTTATGCGTTAATAAATTTGTAAAAAATGAAAAAAGATACTAAAAGATTTATAGCTTATATGCTAATGAACAAACATTTTAAGCTAGTAAAGAAAGGCGCTAACTGGCGTATAGAATACAACGGCGTTTTATTACAGCCAGACGATATAGAATTTTTAAAGTTAATTGCAAAAAAAAGCGGCCAAAAATTTGACCGCCTGGACAAAACAATTAACCCTAATTAACTGCTTATTTTCCTTTCACGACAAAGATATATAAAAATGGAATATTACACAGCAATTATTTTTTTTGAGGATCACAAAGAAATAACCCCTAAAAAATATCGGAATATAAACCGAGTTGAAAATTTTATTGAGTTTGCCCGCAAAGTTGGTGGACATTATGTAAATTTATACGAGAAAAAAACGAAACGATTTTATTGCCGCGTCTGGCTGAACAATTAAAACAAATCTAGCAGCCCAGTACGCCGCCAAAATACCAGCCTAGTGCTGGTTTTTTTGTGCCTGGTATGTATCGCTTAATTAGTGGTTTAATTAAAGGTGAAAAGAAAATAATTTAAACCGGTTTAAGTGGTTTAAAATAGGTGGTTTAATTTTTATCTTTTTACCAGAGGTACAAAGATAATAAATTTTAAACTAAAAGTTTAACCAACGCACACTATTTTTAAAAAAAAGTTTTTTTATTGTATTTTCAAGTAATTTTTGTAACTTTGTAGCAGTATGGCAGCAAAAAAATGGCTAGCAGCCCTAGTTGGCGCAGCAGCAGTTTACTGGGTTTACAGCAAGTACCGCTTTTCGCAAGGCGTTAGCTTTGTAATATCCAGGGTGGGCCTAGGTGGATCATTTTTAGATCCACAGATCAATATAGAAATAACTATTAATAACCCAACAGCATTTACAACAGAATTAAGCAATTTAAGGGCGCAGCTATATTTAGCAAGCGGTACAAAGGTTGCTGATGTTTATTACAACAATAGAACGGTAATTTTAGCTAATAGCCAGGCTATTTTGCCACTGGTAGCGGTTACCACACTAGAAGGGGCAATAACTTCAATTCGCGAACTTATTAAGGATAAAAAGGCTGATTTTAGATTAGCTGGTACGGCTCAGGTTGACGGCGTTTTATTACCTTTTGACATAAAATACAGTTTTAATGGTTTCTAAAAACGCAGTTTTACAAAAACTGGCGCCTTTCCAGAATTATAAAAAGGTAGTTAGTAGTGATCAAACCGTTACTGATATTATAGATGGAATTGTTGAAACGCACTATAAGTACCAGGACGAATACGATAAGATCAGTGATTATTTTGTCGGTGAAAGTGAACTAGAAACGGCGAGAAATATTTTTAACTTTTTAAAGTCCAGTGTACCTTACTTTATTGAAAGTAACAATAAACAGACATTAAGAAGCCCTAGCGCCATTTTAGCTTTAAGACAGGGCGCTGACTGTAAAAGTTACGCGCTGTTTGCAAATGGGGTGCTAGATAGTTTAAACAGAAAAGGTATTTTAGAAGTGCCACTAGCGTTTAGATTTGCGGGATATAAAGATACAACCAGGGAGCCACAGCACGTTTTTGCTGTTATGTACCCAGGAACAAAAAATGAAATCTGGATTGATCCTGTATTATCTAGATTTAACGAGAAAAGACAACCTAGTTTTTACAAAGATAAAAAAATAAAAATGGCACTAATTGCATTAAGCGGCGTTGGTTACACAGCAAGCGACAAACGCGCAGAAATGGAAGCGTATAGAGATAAACTTGTTAGAGATCGCGACAGATTATTACAAGCTGGCGTAATTACGCCAGGATCTAGTAAAGAGCTTCAATATAAAGTAGCAATTAATAAAGTAACTGTTGCGCTTCAAGATTTACCAAGTGTGTCTGGAATTGGCGAATTTGACTGGCAAAATGCGTTTAGTAGTTTAGTAACAGCGGCTCCGGATATTATAAGTGCGTCGCGTCCTGGTGGCAGTTATGTACCAGGCCAGTATCAACAGCAGCCGTTTATGCCAATGCAGCAACAGCCTGAGCAAAGATCTGGAATTAGCACAAACACAATTTTGCTAATAGGTGGTGCGGCACTAGCAGCGTTTTTAATCTTTAAGAAAAAGTAATGATAATAAGATGTAGAGGGTGTGGCTGGAAGTGGAATTTATCCAAAGGCGGTTATGATCCTTACATTTGCCATAAATGCGGTATGAATAATAAAAGATATTATAATAACAGAAATTTAGGAGTTGTGCCACTGGTAGCAGTAGCGGCTGCTAAGCCTATTTCTGCGCTTGTTTCTGCTGGTATTGCTGCCTTACCTGGTATAATTAGCTTTATTAGAAATATATCTGCGCGTCCAGCTGGCGAAGCACGCGACGTAATTAATGAAGTTAAAAAGGCTATTTCTAATACAGACGCTAGAAATAGATTAGCGCTAGTAGTAGCAGCGAGCCAAAGAAATTTTAAGGCCGCAGATGTAGACGTTAATGAATTATTATACTGGTACCGCCAAAATTACCCAGAAGATTATAAACAATTATTGCCAGAAGATAAACTTTATTGGAATACTTATCTGGATAATTATAGAACTAGATTTTTATTACAAAGGCCCGATTTGCAAAATAATTTTTTAAATAGATCTTATTTTACAAAGGAGCAAATTAATTATAAGCCAGAAGTGCCAGGATCACCAGAAACGCAAAAAGCTGGAATGAATATTTTAGTTACACTGGCTATTGTTGGCGCTGGTATTTTCGCACTATCAAAAATGAAAAAATAATGACCGCAGCACAAAAAGCAGCAAAGGCAAATTTCAAAAAGGCCATTGAGTACAGAAAAAAAACTGGCGTTTCTTTAAAAGAAGCGTTTGCGCACGTTTACGGTAAAAAGAAAGTAGGCGCGGCACCTAAAAAGAAGGCAGCAAAAAAGGCAGCACCTAAAAAGGCGGCTAAAAAAGTTGTAAAGAAGGCAGCAAAAAAAGCAGCACCTAAAAAAGTAGCTAGAAAAGTTGTAAAAAAAGCGGCACCTAAAAGATCTGTAAGTTTACATAAAGACACTAAAAGCCATAACGTTAATATTCGTGTAATTTCTGGATATAAAAAAATTGGAAATTTAGATGAAATTAATAAGGGTGATATTTTAGTTTCACATTGGGGATATGATCAAACAAACGTAGATTTTTTTTATGTAGTTAAAAAAACTGGTTTGGGAGTTAGTTTAATACCAATGGGCGAAAAAATTGTTGAATATAAGGATATGTCTGGTAGAGTTGTACCAGGTGAGCCTAATTATACTGCAAAGCCAATGAATAGAAAAATAAAAAAATATACTGGCGGAGTATATGTAAGAATTAATAGCTTTTCATATGCTAGAAAGTGGAACGGACAACCAGAATATTTTTCAAATTATGCGTAAAAATGTACAAAATTTCTTTATATACTAAAAGAAAGGCAAAAGCGTTAAATGTAATTGTCTTACCTAGTGAAAAGAAAAATAAAAAAATAGATGTTTATGATGTTTACGGTAATTTATTAGCAAGCGTGGGTGATCCTAATTATTTAGATTATCCTAGCTTTTTAAGATATTGCGGTAAAAAGATAGCAGACGAAAAAAGAAAACTATATAAAATAAGACACCAGAAAGATAGAACGGTTAAAGGATCCCCAGGATATTACGCCGATCAATTACTTTGGTAAATTAAATACTTCACAACAATTTAAAAACAAAAAAAATGCGTAGAAGAAAAGCAGCAAAAAAAAGCCCTAGACGTCGCAGAATGTCTGGAATTGGCAAAGTAGGCGGCGCAGCGTCATCTGTACTTTATACAGTAGCAGGAGCAGCAGCAGCCCAATTAGTTGGTAAATTTTTACCAGCAGCAACAAACGATAAGATCAAAGCAGCAGTTCCAGTTGCAGTAGGTCTTTTCTTACCAAAATTTGTAAAAGGAGCAGCGGGCCAAGGTCTTGCAGCTGGTATGATCGCCGTAGGTGGTTTAAAACTTGTACAATCTTTTGGAGTGTTAAACGGTATCGGTGCGCTAGCTAGTGATGTAAATTACAAGTTACCAGCAGTTGCAGCATACTACAACCGCGAAGGATTAGTTGACAAAAGCTATATGACGCCGTCAATAGCTGGCCTGGACGAAGAAGGCTGTTAATTATTTTCTTTTCACCTTTATTAAAAAAATAAAAAACTTATAGCAAATGGCAACTCAAATGGGAAGCAGAATGGTTTTCGAAAATGCGAAAACCTTAGTGCGCAGTTTAGGTTATAGTGTAGAACACGCTAAATTGACGCAGTCATATTTACGCAGTGAAGTAGCTTTAAGCACTTCAATTGCAAACTATCATTTACCTGTACTTGTAAACGACACTCAAAACGGTGCAAGCCGCGTAAACGAGAAGCGTTTAAACCTACAAGATATTTTTGTAACAACAGAAATTGCAGTTTTAATTGGTGTTGGTAACGCTACAAACACAAAAGCGCCGCTTTATACTTATCCAAATGGCGTTGTGTTTACTTCTGCCACTGATGATGATCTTTTAAGTATTTACAACGGTTATTTAAACCTTACAATTAATAACGAACAAGTATTACCAGCTTGGGACGTTTTACGCCACTACTTTGTGCCACAAACACAGGGCGGCGTAGGTATTACAGCGCAAACTGTTTTTCCAGTGGATCAGTGGGCTGCAAGCCAAGATGGTTTCTACCCAGTTGAGCCAGGTATTGTGATGAACGGTGCGGCAAACATCAATTTCCAGCTTACTGCAAATGGTGCGCCAGCAACAGTTTTATCGAATAGCTTTATTTGTGTTATTCAGCGCGGTATCTTATGCCAAAACGTTACTACTGTTAAATAGTATTAATGATATGTGCCTGGCGGGCCTTAATCGCCGCCGCCGACGGTCGGATATTACCGTCACTTTTTTTAATTTATTAATTTTAAGATATGCGTATCAAAAGGTTTGAAGCAGTTGAAATAAACGTGCCTAGTGGATCTACACTAACACGCTTTTATTTTCCAGATCTGCCACAATTAAGAAACGCAAAGATTGAAGCTGTACAAGTTTATGTAGCTGGCGCAATTAGTGCAACACCTTTAACTGGATCAACCCCAGTTACAGTTGCGGACGCTAAAAAGTCATTTTTAACTTTGTACCAGGGTGATTTGCAATTAATATATAATATACCAATACTAGGTTTAAACAATATTCAGGAAGGTACTACAACGCCTTTTGTTTTTGAATTGCCTAGTATGAACGATATTGATATTAGCTGGACAAAATCCTTTGTATCTTTGCCATCAGCACTAGCAACTACAAACGTTGCGTATAGTTTTGGCGTTTATTACTATTTGTAAAATTTTTATGTTATGGCAGCT